TCGCGCCGAACTACGACCAGAGCGGCCTGGTCGGCTATCGGGCCGCCGCCCTGCTGATGGTGCCAGTGCTGACCACCGGCACGCTGCTGCCGCTGAACCCCACCCAGGTATTCACGCCGGCGCAGGGCTCGGCGTTGTGCGGCCCGGGGGGTATCGGCGACCAGATGATCCGCGCCTTCATCGCGGCCAACCCGTGGACGCCGCTATACGTGATGGCGCTGGCGACGCCGGGCGGCGCGGCGGCGGCGGTGTGGACGGTGACGCTGCAAATCGGCACGTCGCTGGCCGGCTTCGCGCCGGGGACGATCGCGCTGTATATCGGCGGCGTCCAGATCCTGACCGCGTTCACCCCTGGCGTCGACACCACTTCGACCGTGCTGGCCAACGTGCTGGCCAACATCAACGCGGTCACGCCGCCGCTGCCGGTGACCGCGACGACCAACGGCAGCGCGACAAGGGCACCATCGCCAACGCTCTGGACGTGCGCTTCAACCTCAATCCTGGTGACGCAACGCCGGCGTCGCCGACCTATGCGCCGACGATCGCGCTGACGACGCCGGGCACCGGCACGCACGCCGTCGCCGCCGCGTTCGCCGCGATCCCGACCTTCCCGGCCACCGACATCGTCTGCCCGTGGACCGACGCCACCAGCGCCGCCGCGTTCGCGGCCGAGCTGGACCGGCGCTTCGGTGCGATGGTGGAGCTGGATGCCTGCGGCTACGGCGCCTACAGCGAGACCACGCTGACGACGCTGCTGTCCGACACGTCAGGCCTGAACAGCCGGTTCATCAGCTACCTCGGCTTCCAGAAGGAACCGACGCCGCCCTGGGTGGTCGCCGCCGCCTATGCCGGCGTCGCCAGCTTCAACCTGCTCAACGACCCTGCGCGACAGTTGAAGACGCTGGCGCTGCCGGGCGTGGTGGCGCCGCAGACCGCGGACGTGCTGATCGAGACCGAGCGCCAGCAGATGCTGGGCGGCGGCCTCGCCACGGCAACGGTCGGGCGTGACGGCATCGTGCGCATCGAGCGGGCGGTGACGACCTATCAGTACGCCAGCGGCAGCATCCCGGACGCGAGCTACCGCGACATCATGACCGCCAAGGTGGTGCAGCGCATCCGCTACGACTGGCGCAACTTCGTCAAACTGCAATACCCGCGCGCCAAGATGGCGGCCGACGGCACGCTGGCGGCGGAATACGACGACAGCATCGTCACGCCGCGGCGGATGCAAAGCTCCTGGGCGGCGCGCTGCCGCCTGTACGAGCAGCTCGGCTGGATCCAGAATTCGGCGGCGACGGCGGCGGCGAGCGTATTCCAGCTCGACGTGACCAACCCAAACCAGATGGACGCGCGCCAACAGATCCAGATCATGAACAACCTCATGATCCTGGCGGGCCGCATCGAGTTCTCGCAGTTCGCGCCGCAGGTCGGGGCGCAGGGGTAGCACATGGCACAGGCGCTCGGCCTCGTCTCGATCATCTGGAATGGCACCAAGATCACCGTCGAGAAGGGCGGCAGCTTCGAGGATGGCGGACTGATCCAGAAGCCGGTCATCAACGGCCAGCAGGTCGACTTCGCCAACGAGATGAAGGCCGGCAAGGCGACCGTGACCAAGCGGCTGCTGCGCGGCGACCAGCTCGCCGCGATCTTCTCGACCGGCCAGGGCGAGTTGCAGATGCTGTGCGACACCGGCCAGAGCTACATCGCGCCGGACGCCTTCCTGACCAACACGCCGAACTGGACCGCCGGCGAGGGCGGCAAGGTGAAGCTGGAATTCGCCTTCAGCCAGGCGAGCGAGGTGCTCAATGGCTGACATCATGCCCCGCGCGCCTTCGCGCGACATGCCCGCCGCCGGCCTCGACGTGGCCGTGGAAATCATCGACGACGACGCCCCCGCGCCGGCGGCCGACGTGGCGATGGTGGCCGAGGACGGCGAGGACGCGGCGCTGCCGCGTGGCGCGAAGCAGCTGGCGGACGGCGGCATCGAGCTGGCGCTGCGCTACCCGGTGACGCTGAAATACCAGTTGGGCGCCGGCGGCCCGATCCACGAGGAAACCTTCGAGCGCTTCACCTTCCATCGCCTTCTCGGCGCCGACATGCGGGCGATCGCGGCGGCGGAGGGCGACAGCCGCGCCATCGTCTCGATCGCCAAATCGGCGCGCATCGGCGCGGGCCTGATGCACCGGCTGTATGACCGGATGGACGCGGCCGACGTGGTCGCCTGCGCCGACGTGGTGCAGCATTTTTTGGGCGCTGGCCGGAAGACTGGCCGCTGATCCTGGCGGCGATCGCCGCGCACTACCACTGGCCGCGCGCCGAGCTGGAAGCGCTCGACGCGGAGTCCGCCCGCTTCTGGAATAACGCGGCGGCGGCCTGGCAGCAGAAGACGCTGGAGCAGACATGAGCGGCACGGCCGAGATGAAGGCGAGTCTGCTGCTGACGCTGGAGGATCAGCTTTCCGGCGGCGTGACCAGGCTGATGGAGACGATCGACAAGCTGATCGCCACCACTGACAAGCTGGCAAGCGGGTTCGGGGCGCTCGGCGACAGGCTCGACAGCGTCTTCAACAAGGCGAACGAGAAGGCCGAACAGGCCAAGACCACCATCGGCGGCTTCGAACGGGCTTTGAGCCACCTCGGCGAGACGGCCGCGACCGTCGGCAAGCAGCTCGACGCGATGTGGGCCGGCGTCGAGAAATCCGCCGTCGGCCAGGCCGGCGCGCGGCTGACCCACGCCAGTCAGCAGATCGGCATCATGGGCGGCGCGGCGGCCGGGTTCGGCGTGCTGGAGCCGGTGAAAACCTTCGCAGAGTTCGAGAACGTGCTGCGCCACATCGCCATCACCGAGGGCAAATCAGGCGAGGACGTGAAGCCCGAGATCGAGCGGCTGAGCAAGCTGTTCTCGGAGGACGCGCAAAAGACCGGACAGTCCAGCGAGAGCATCGCCAAAGCCTACTACGACCTGGTCACGATGGGCATTCCGTCGGCGATCCTGGACCGGGTGATCGGCGCGCATTCGCAGGCCGCGACGGCCTACAACATCAGCCCCGAGGCGCTCGGCCCGGCGGTCGGCGCGCTGTTGCAGAACTTCAGCATCCCCGAGGCCGACATCGGCTCGGCGCTGGCGGCGATGGCGCAGGCGGCGAAAGAAGGCCGCTTCAAGGTGGAGGACTTCTCCCGCGAGCTGCCCGGCGTGTCAGGCTTCATGAGCACGCTCGGGATGAAAGGGCGCGAGGGCGCGGACATCAGTTTTGCCGCCCTTGAGACGGTGATGAAGAACGCCAGCAACCCCGGCCAGGCGGCGGCCGACTTCACCGACGCGCTGAACTATCTGACCGGCAACGCGGCCAGGCTCGCCTTCAAGAAATCGGGCGTCGACCTGCCGAAGCTGCTGGAGGACGGGCAGAAGGCCGGCAAGAACCCGCTCGACACCATCCTGGATCAGCTCGCGAAAATGACGGCGGGCCAGGATCCGGTGAAGATGGCGGAGACGCTGCACGCCGTGCTGCACAACCAGCAGGCCGAGCAGGCGCTGATGGCGCTGCTGCAACACCGCGAAGAGTTCAACACGCTCAAGGGCAAGCTCGACCACGTCGACCAGACCACGGTGCAGCGCGACTTCAACACCGCCGTCGCCGACCCGATCACCCAGACACGGCTGTTCAACGAGAACCTCCAGCAGATCGGGCGGACGATCGGCGAGGGCTTTACGCCCGTGCTCACCGCCCTCAACGGCGCGCTGAACGGCGTGCGCGAGGGCCTCGCCTACATGAACGAGCATTTTCCCGGCCTGACGCACGCGCTGATCGCCACAACGGGGGCGATGCTGGCCTTCGTCGCGATCGTCGGCACGCTCGGTTTCGTTCTTCCGGTGGTGACCGCCGGGCTCACGGCACTCGGCGCGGTGATCGAGATCCTGGCTGTCGCAGTGCCGGCGACCGGCGGCGTCGTCGCCGGCGTCACCGGGCTGACCGCCGCGCTGGAGGGCTTTGGTGGTGTTGTCGCGGTCGGCGGCACAGTGGTGACCGGCGTCGCTTCGCTGGGGACCGCCCTGGCCACCCTCGCGGCCCCGCTCACCATCGTGCTGGGGATGCTCGCCGGCGCCAAGCTGCTCGCCGACCAGTATGCCGAGATTTGGAAGAAGATGACGCCGGAGGAACGGCAGGCCGAGACCAACGCGGCGGCCGGCGTCAATTACGAGTGGGACCTGCCGCCACCCAAGGCCGCCGCGCCGCCGACGCCGCCGCCGGCGCGGGTGGACGTGCATGTCACGGCCGATCCCGGCCTGAAGGTGCAGACGACGAGCGACAGCCCGAACGTGCAAACGCCGCCGCCGGACCCGTCGCGCGACCAGGTGCTCGGGCGGCCCTGATGGACTTCATCGCCGACATCGTCGGGCTCTCAGGCGCGCTCGCGCCCGCGTCCTGGAATGGCGTGCCGTTCTACATGCCGGACAGCCGCCACACCGTCGGCCGCCGCGTGCAGCGCTACTTCTTCCCCGGCCAGGACGCCACCGCCTACCAGGACCTCGGCGCGCTCGACGGGCCGATGAAGGTCAACGGGCTGCTGATCGGCGACCGCTACATCCACTATGCCCAGCAGATCGAGGCGGCGCTGCGCGCGCCCGGCCCCGGCACGCTGGTGCATCCGTGGTTCGGCGAGCTGCTGATGGTGCTGACCGAGCCGGCCACCATCATTTTCAGCCAGCGCGAGCTGCGCGTGGTCAAGTTCGAGGCCACGTTCGCGCCGTTCTATCCGCAGACGCCGCCGCCCACCTCGACGCTCGACGCGCTGCTCGACGACATCACCGCCGGCTATGCCGCTGCGCAGGCGTGGGTGGCGCAGGTGCTGGCGCCGGTCGGCACCGCGATCTGGCTGGCCAGCCAGGGGGAAAGCTATGCCGGCGCGCTGCAAGCCTACTGGCAG